TGCAACTGGAGAAGCAGTTACAACGCTAGTTACCTGAGCAAGTGCGCCTGAGTAACCTGATGCTGTACCGCGCGCCATAAGCATCATGCGCTCTTCCATAAGCATTGTTGCGTATAGAGTTGAGGTTGATGATAACTGGCGTAGATCCTGATACCCAAGACCTGAGAAATTAGCGTCAAATGACACTGCATCAGATAGTGAGTATGAGTTGTAAGGCAGGATCAAATCGTCAGCAGCATAAGAAATCTTTGGACCACGCTCAAAGTTGATCGCGCCAAATGTTGTTGTTGTGCTTTCTGTGATACCTGGCCATGTGTTTCCAACTCCACCAGTTCCTGTACCTGTGTATCCAAGAATACGCTTGACGCGGTGTGAAGTACCTACGCCCTTCTTACGTGGAATACGATTACGCAAAGGTGTTGGACGTGGTGTAAGCAACTTTGAAGGTGCTTCCAAGTCAAACGCTGCGAATGAGGTTGAGAGTGGAGATGTAAGTGTGATGTCCTTCTGAATATCCTGCATTGCTAGGCGTTGTGCTGCCAATGCATTCTGAAGTCCTGCTGCTGCATCAGGTGAGAGTGACTTGCTTGCTGCAAGCATTTCTAACTGTGATGTCGCGTCTGGTGCTGGTGCTTGTCCTGGGACAGATGAAGCGTTGTTCAATGACTTGCCTAATTCGGCAGTGTATTGATCCATACGTTCAGCAGCCTCAACAGGAGAAGATCCGTCAAACAGATCTTTTGCTCTAGGCATTTCAGCCATGTTGTGGTTCCTTTCGGTTGGGTTAATTACTTGTTCAGGGTTGTTGCGGCTTCTGCGTAATACTTATCCGCAAGCGCCTTGTATCCCTTAGCAAGATCTGGGTCTGTTGCTGCATTTGCTTTCGCTTTGTAGGTGGCTGCTTTGAGCAGTAAATCATTGGATGTTCCACCCAATGGTTGTGCTGTTCTCTTTGGTCCACCCGCCACTGCGAGAGATTTGGCTTGTGCTAACTCAGTCTCCAACCCCACTGCTTTCACTTCTGCTGCCTCTTTTGCGGCAATCAGTGAAGCAATCTCTGATTTGAGTGCTTTTGTTGCGCTCTCAACCACTTGCTCTACTATGGCGTCAAGATCTGCTGGCTTATCGTCAGCAGAATTATCTGGTGTTACTTCCTCAGTTGCTTCAGGTGTCTCTGGGACAACTTCATCTGCCTCTGTGGACTTTTCTGCATCTTCTTCAGCGCTCATGTAAGTCTTGAAGCAATCATCTGCTTCCTTGTCTGACATTCCCGCTTCCTTGCAACGTGCCTTAAACTCTTTGAGTGACTCACCCTTCATTGGCTTCATCTCTTTGTAAGCAGACTTCTCAGCGTTCATGTACTTGTCGTACATTGCGTCAATGTCATCTTCCTTCATACCCGCTTCTTTGCAGCGCGCTTTGAATTCGCTCTTTGTTTCGCCCTTCATAGGCTTCATTTCTTTCATTGTTTCTTTATCTTCAGGCTTAATCGCCATTTCAAGTACCTCTTCCATTACTTCCCCTTCTGCTTTCTCCCCTTCGTACCAAGCAAAGAGGTGATGGACAGCCGATAGCAAACACTGCAATGAGTATTCTTCATTGTGTCCACTATCAGACATTTCTTTGGCTTCAATAGCAATCAACTCTGCTAGCGCGGTGCGAGCAGTGTCGTAAGTTTTCTGATCAAACTTCAAAATGTCTGCGCCAGCAAATGACTTTGATGCTGTTACCAATTCAATTGCTGAGGTCATGTCAATCTCCAATTCGATCTGATCTAATTGTAACGATTTCTTTACCTTGCGCTTGTATTTTCCGCCACGCTTCTTGTATTCACGAACAACCCAAGCATTGGCATACGCTGAAGGGTAGACGTCAAACAACTCTTTGGCTTCATTCTTAACTTGGTTGTATAGATCCTTGTCTGCTGGCTCTGAGCGCTCGCCACCTTGCAGCACGCTCTCGTAATCAGGCTCTTTTTCTTTCTTTGTAATCTCAATTAGATCCTCAACCTGAATAACAGTGTCGTCGCCTGATGCAGACTTAGCCAATACCAACTGGCAGTTAGGGTTGGCTGGACGATCCACCAGGCTGACCTCAACAATTTGTCCGTCCACAATACGCCCGTTTGCTGCTGACTTGTCGCGTGTCACGCGCGGGTTCTTGATCCCAATGCTGAAACCTTTGAGCACGCCTGTCTCAACTTTTTTGACTGAAACTGGATCTACCACGAGTGCAGAAATGTAATGTCCGTCTGCCTTGGCTTCGTAGTCTGTTGCTACGCCTGCTGCAATGTTACTGTGCTGCTCTCTGATGTTGCCGCCAGACTTGAACCAGTGAGGCATTGCGCGGTCAAGCCAATCCCCGTCACAGATCTGTTGATCAATGTCAATGCTGTCATCTGTCGCCTTGCCGTAAACAGTCATTGTCCCGTCTGCATTGCGATCTGCTTTTTCAATCCCAAAGAATGCTGTTGTTAGATTAGACATTGATGATTTCTCCCTGTTTTCGTTTTCTCTGATAATTCTCTTTGCCCAAGCCCAACCAGCATCACCGCCCCATAGCAACCATGCTATGTATCCTGCGCTGTCTTTGCCCCAGCCTTCACCCTGCTTGTCCACTTCGTGACGCGCAAAAAATGAATTCATGCGTTTGATTGTGTCCAATGATAGCCCTGAACCATTAGAAAGATCTCTTGCGCGCGCAACCCCTACTTCTGTCCCGCCACGATTGTATTTGTCTCTGAGTTCCAAACCACGTTTGGCGTTAGATCGAACTTCAGCAGGTGGTACAAAACTGTCAGCCATGATTATGCTGAATACGTTAGAACAACCGCGCCTGTCGCTGAGGCTGCTGCTGAGATCCCGTAAATAACGTCACCAGCACTTGCGTAAAGCACCTGATTGGCACCAGCGGCAATGGTGCGACCAATTGTTGCACCTGATGTAGCAATAGTTGCGTCACCAACAAAGATTGATGCACTGTGTCCGTTGTGAACGTTAATTGGGGTGTTTGGTCGTGCGTTGCTATCTACTTGATGCAAGATTGTAACCACTGTTTGCGTGCTTGCGTTGATGTGTTTGAATGCCATGTTATTCCTCAATCCACTCTAATTGAACATCAGCCAATGCTTCTTCAAGGCTCTTCGTAACTTTAGCAGACTCAGGATAAATACCGCGCCTGATCGCCTCATCTATTCCATACTGCAATCCGCAAGCAGCGTCATACAACACTTCATTGTCAGGCACATCTTTGTAATCTACCAGCGCGTCATAGAATTTGTCACTCATGTCCAACCAAACTCCTTCGCCATTGCATTCGTAATTGGGTTATCGGTTATACCTTTGTTCAATACCCAGTCAGCCCAAGACTCAGCATACGCTTCAGCAGCACTGGTTTTGCCGTATTCACTCAGGAAGGCTTTGCCATTTCTCTCAACAAGCGCGTCAATGACTTCATTGGCTCTGTCAATCTCAAACGTGCCAGCCAACTTTTCGCGCAAGTGACCCCATTCGTGGGTGATGTAATACTCAACTTCAGTGGTGCTAGCAGGAACAGCACTGTGCCAAGTGCCGTTGCTCTTTGGATCTAATTGGCTGGTGCTGACTGATCTTGGTCTAACGTACATTTTGGATCCAAACAGGCTTCCACGATTTGCAGCAGCGCGAACTCGTCTGCGTCTTTCTGCTGGCATATCTTTGTAGATTATGTCCAAACCTTCATCGCTGACTCGCACTGTTAAAAACTTCAACGGGAATTGAGCCATGTTGGCGTCAATAGCATCAAGCAACGCGTCAATACCTGCTGGCATCTTCAAAAAGTCTGTTTCCTTGACTAGCACTGTTGTCCAGCCGTTGGTATAAACAACGTGACCCATTGCAGCCAGGCGATCTGCTTCAAGTTGGTATGCGCTGCGCTCGTTATTTGCCCAACCCTTGTCTGTCCAGCGCTTGCCTTCGCGAATATTGCTTTGCTTGCGTCGTTGTTCCTCTAAGGCTTCAACTGCTTTTTGCCCTTGTTGCGGTCTGCTCCACTCGCCAGGTCTGTGCGCATACTCTTGTTCCAACTTCTCCATGACAGTAAGTTTTGGCGCAACATCAGGCTTAGGCGGTTCAACAGTTACCACGCCGTTTGAGTTTGGTTCAAACTCAGGAATGACAGGTAGTAGTGCGCAACGACAATGTGGGTGAGCAGGTGGCTGATTTGCCCCTGACGGGAAAGTTGAGCCAATGTTCACTACCGCACCGCTGTTGATTGCACACTCAGGACAAGGATCTGAGACAGCCCACTCCATTTGTTCAAGGTTGGCTGCTTGGTATCGGCTGATTGCACCAAACGACATTGCGCGGTTAGTCTCGGTGATAGCAATAGATAGCGCTCGCGCAGGGTTGCCAATCGCGTCATTGATAAGTCTGGCTGCTCGCGTGTCAGATAGTCCCTGAGCAATACTGTCAGCCAGCGCAGTGCCAACTCTGTCGTAGCCTGTCTGGTCAAGATCCTTGATTGTGACTCTTGCTCTGCCTAGTAACTCTTGAAATGCTTTGGGTGGTCGCAATAATGTTGCCGTTGCAGCGTCACCTGGTCTCCAGTTATCCCAATCAATGTAGTCATTGGTGTCAGCCTTCTTTGCCTCACGTGCGCGCTTGATCTCGTCATCGCCGTAAGCCTGTCCCAGCACAAACCCGTCTGCCCAAGTGCGTTGCAGGATCTCCAGCAAAGGCTCATTGTTAATTCTCATGTTGAGCATTGCCCAGGATCTTGCCCGTGCGCGGTCTTGCGTAGGGTTTTTTGACTCGGCAGGTTGAGTCTTGCGATAAGCAGCAATGACCCGTTTTGCGTCTACACCCTGGCGCAGTGCTGCTTGGATCTTACGCGCGTTGTTTGCTGCTATGCGCACATCAGCCTTGTGTGCGCCTAACCTCATGCCAAATACGCTTTCGCTAAGGCTTTGGCAGTATCCAAGTCCCCGTCATACACGCATTGGTTCAACGCCTCAGCCACAATAGGGTCAATAGTCTTAAATTCAAAGTCCCTGCCCCTGTCGCCTTTCTTTGCCCATTTCATAAAGGCTTGCACCTCTTTGACAGTCTCAATCGTCACTGGCGTTTCTTCTTCAATGGCTTCTTCAGGTGCTTCAGGCTCTTCAACTGCTGTTGCTTCAGATCCTTCCAGCGCTGGGGCTGTTGTGAGTTGAGCAGCGTTGATCAATCCGTCAGGGCTGAACAAGAACATACCCGCACCGCTAACAAGGATTGGCATATCTGCTTGTGGAGTGTCTAGTAAAGGCAATCCCATTTCAGATCTACGTTCATTGATTGTCTTACCGCCTGATGTGATCTCAATCTGGTTCTTACGCGCATTTTCTTCATTGTCCATGCGCTTGCTTGTCATCAACCTGAACTCTAATTCACGCGGCATACCCAAGTAAGTGTACGAAAGGTTGGTAAGCATTTTGCTGATCCAGTTAGCCAGTGGTTGAATACCTAGCGCCTCAGCGTTGCCAGCGCGCCCTTCCTCAAACCCTGCACCGCCCAAACCGCCCTTTGGTGCAAATCCAATTTCAGCAGGCTGCACTCCAAAGTGTCCGCAAATAGATGTGATCAAGTAATCGTCAAGCGTGTCTTTAAATTTCTCGCCATAGCCGTCATTGGTTACTGGCACTAGACCTGTTGGCAATAGTCGTGCGCGTTTGCGCTGCTCTGTTTGTCCCGCTAGATCGTCATTGAGAATGTTCTCGTACGCTCTCAACAAGTCTGGATTGTTACCCCAGTCTGCTGTTGTAGTGAACATCAAGTCAGGGATTACGCCGTCAGTGTATTCAGACCTGATCCATTGTTGTCTGCGTAGGTAAATGTCAGCCAGCGGCAATGCTCGCTCAACTGGTGAATAGCCGTATGTGCTGATTGCGCGTCTGTTGCGAACCATGTACGCCAAATCGTCGCAAGTAAATTCGCCGTCAGCCTTTGGGTCATCGTCGTTTGCAGTAAATTCAGCGCGTGGAAATCCGTACAAGATCTGTTGGAAAGCAACGTTTGGTGGCGCTGGTCGCATACCTCTATCGTCCAACATTGGCTTGATAGTTGAGCCGTCTAGGATCTGAAACCCGTAAAGATCTCCACCAACACTCTTTTGTGGCCATACTGCTAATGCGTCAATGACCAAGATCTCTTCTGCTGCAATCATCAACCAATCTGAGAATGTCAAACCATTGCTGCGGTCTGGGTTCTCCCAGAACTCACGTATGCGGTTGATCTCGTCGGTAAATTGTTCACGCGCTTTCGCCATTGCTCTGACGTGATCTCCACCTGAAGCAGCGACAATCTTTTCTGATGCGTCGTTTGCCAGGACAATGTCCCAATCCAATCCAACAAGTTTGCTTTTGCTTACTTCAACACAGCGTCGCAGAATGTCGATCTGATCTGCTGCTGCTCGTAAAGTCTTGAAAGGTATGAGACGTGTTTCAGTGATGTTGATGTTTTGTGCAACTTGAAATTCGTATCTGCGCGGGTCTGGTCGTCCGTCGTCGCGCAATGGGTTGATAGCACCTGGAGTAATCGGCACACCTGGACCAAACGCCACAGGCACAAATGTTTCACGCGATAGCGGTGCGTTGTTGCCGTATGACTGTCCAATAGATCCGTTGCGCATATCTTGCTCGGTCATTGTTACTGCACCTGCTGGCAGTGCGCGCTTTTCAATCTGTGATGCGATTTGTTGTGCGATACGATCCAATAGACCCACGTGTATCCCCTTAAATTGTTTGCCCTTAACCTACGGCTGGTGTAATGATAGCGCTTCCACACTTCAAACACATTGCTGAAGATTTAGGGTTAGGCAGGTTGCAGTTTGGGCAAAAGTTAGCAATGGCGTTGAAGTAGTTAGCAATGTTCTGCGTCCCCAACAGGTCTGCAAAGCCCTGCACCATTGCGTCAATTCGATCTGGTGAGTCTGGGTCGTCAGGTGTCCACACAGTCATCTGATCCTCTAATTTGGCAAACTCTCCAATGTGGTGAATACGTCCCTGCTCATACATTGCTGCAACGGGTTCAGCGCGTAATCTTTTACCCACGTGCGCTCGCACTTCTCGGATTGGCAGACCTAATCGGATCTGCTTCAACACCGCACTTACCATGTCACCGCCCTGATTGACTTCAACCAGGATTGAGTCTGCTTTCCACTCATCAAATACCGACACAGCCTTGCTTGCCCAATCAAGTGGAGATCCCTTGAAAGAGTAATCACCCAACACGTATCCATGCCCTTGCGCGTCAGATCCTAGAACAATGATGCCTGTCTCGTCACTATCTTTGGTATTGGTCACTGCTGGATCGATAGACACAACTATCCGTGACATTGCTGGTGCTTTCTGCAACCTGTTGCGCTCAATAAGTCCCCTAGTCCACAATGCGCCCTCAACGTCGTCCAGGATCTCCCCAAACAACTCTTGCCGTCCCAAGCGTGTTCCCGCGTATCTGGCTTCCAATTCAAGTAAGGCTGAAGGTGCAAGGTTGGCAGCATTGTCAAAAGTAGATCCACGAGTGATTGTTACTGATCCGTCATTGCGCCCTGCTAGTAATCTAATCAGCGCGGTAGGTCTAGGTGTCGTGGTGACAACAATGCGCGGTTTATCTCCCAATCGCATACCAAACTGCAACTGATCCCAAGCATCTGAGTATCTGTACGCTGCTAACTCGTCACACCATGCGCCGTGATGCTGTGGACCACGAAAACGATCAGGCTTGTCTGCTGAGAAGAGTTTGATTTGCGATCCGTTGGTCAAAAGGATCTCGCCAAGTGATCTGTTCCAATCCTTCAGCGCTTTGTATCGTCGCAAGATAGTCAGCACCCCTGACTCACCCTCAACGCAGGTATCTCTTGCGTCACCGTATGTTGGTGCAACTATCGCCCAGCGCGTGTTGGGTTGGCTTACTGCTTCCCAAGCAAGCCACTCTGCTGCCGTGCGTGTCTTACCTGCACCGCGTCCAGCCATGTACAACCAAATGTTCCAATCACCTTCAGGTGGTAATTGTTCCTTCCGTGCTTGTTCCTGCTTCCAGCGCCAACGTGCTGCCCTGATCCATTCCTCTGAGGTTATAGGCGATGCGTTCAATGTCTGCTTCAATTCCGCTTGCGTCATACGAAACCACCTCTGCTTGGATCTTGGTTGGTGCGTCTAGCCCAAGTAACTTTGCGCGCCTGTCGATAATCTTCAAAACAATCTCTGCTGATTTGTGAACAGGCGGGTTATCCCTGTCTCCAATCGCCTCAAACCAATACGCCCTTTGTAGTCGGTCTAGGCGATCTATCTCAGCATCTCTGAGTTCAGTTGCTGGTTGCTGCAACGTGCGCACCATTGCTCTTTGGTATGCCTTGAACGCGCCTGATCCGTTTGCATAGCCCACAACCTCAGCAATAGCGTCCCAAGTAGCCCCTGAGCGCTTTAATTCAAGCACCCGCTTCTCTTTGTCTATCTGTTCTGGTGAAGGTGTTTTTCTCACGTACGTTTCCTATTCATCAGGAAAAGATTACATTACGCATGAGATCTGCGCCAGCGGTAGGTGTTAGCCCTGACGGGATCTCAAAGGCTTTGTGAGTCATTGCAAGGTTGCGGTGCTTAGTCTCTCTGCCTTTGACCCAAGTAGGGTTTTGTGTCTTGCCTGTCAATAAAGATCTTTGTGCGCGACGCTCAGCGCATAACGCTGGATCAGTGTTGAGATAGAACAAGTGAAACTGCCCAATGCCCTTGCACAAATCAAAGAAACGCGTGTTGGCTAGTCTGTCGCCTTCTCCATAGATGATTGAATAGTCTTTGGCGATTTGAGGTAGCCATGGTTCAATCGCAAGTATCGCCGTATTGCCAAGCGTGTCTGTTCCGCCAAATGCTGGTCTGAGCCAGCCAAGTGAGAGTGCGTCGCCATGCGGGGTATGGTGGGTTCTGAATTTGATTGGTTGTTCATGTTTGGCGTGGTCTTTCCAATCTTGTGTAAATGCTTCAGTGAGAGTTGTTTTGCCCGATCCTGGCGCGCCTATCACGTAGATAATCATTTTGCCCCCTTTGTAATCTAGTAACTATAAACTGTCAATCCACTTTTCTGCAATTGCTGGAGACAACCCGTATCCACTTCTGGCTAACCCTGAGAAATACGCATTGCGCTCACCTAACTCTGGATAAATCGGTATGCCGCCCTTACCCTTTGCTCTCCAGCCTAACGACATCTCCCAATCGCCTTGCTTGACAATACCCAATGCAATCGCCGTCATCAGCATTTCTTTTGCGTCATCTATTGCCTTGTCAGCCGTTGCAGCAATTGAAGATCCAACACGCGTCACGCCGTTGATTTGTGCTGCTGAGAGTGATTTGTATGGTCTTAAATGATGGACACGATAAGGTGAATAGTCTAATTCAGCGTTGCGCGAGATCCAGGTGACACCCGCAAACATCGTCACGTCATGCGCGAGATCCGCCCCGTATGCGCCTGTGCAATTCAAGATAGCGTCAGCCTCAATGATTTGTCCTGAGTCAGTTGTGACGTAGTTTGGATAAATACCTACTACGCGCTCAATCGTATCTGGTGCAACCAATGGCGTAATCGGATCTACCAGCCACCAATCGTTTTGTTTCTTCACGGATCTGTCGCGCCAATTTGATACGTAGGCTTCTCTTGATCCTGCTGCACCCCACTGACTGTACCAGTCCCATGATCTTTCAAGGTCATCACGCTCAGTTTTGTCAAACCACGTTGGACGTATTGTTGCCAACGCAGATCTGGACGCAGACTGCTCTGGTGCGTGGTCAATCAACGTCACGTCCCAGCCTTTACTGCGTGCAATGCGTGTTGTTGAAGATCCTGCAATGCCAGCGCCTATGACAATGAGTTTCATCGCAAGGCAATCTGTTTTGTATCGCGGTAAATTGATTTGCGGTTTTTGTCAATGCCTTCCCAGCCGTTTAGTTCGCCAAGATAGGCATGAGGCAGTGTTTCGTATCGTGCCTTGAACGCCATGTCAGTTAGATCCGACGGGACACGCAACAACTGTTCTTGCATTTCATCAATGTCAATGCCGACATAGTAGCGCCCTTTGTTCATTGCGTAGAAATCGCACAATGAGGTTTCAGCCGTCTCAATGCTCACTTGTGAGGTTTTGCCCGTGAGATGTTCAACTACCTTTAGGCTCAACTCATCTAATCGCGCAATCTCGGCGGGTGAATTACCTTGCGGCAGACCAGGAAAGAACAGCCCCAGTCCCTTGCGTGGTCCACTTGAATTAGCGTTACCCATGTCTGGCGCTGCAAGATTGAATTGGTGAGACTTCATCAAGATCTCTGCTGTTTTGTATGCCGCCCAGCGCCCGTTGCCAAACACTGTCGTCAATTCATTGTTGAGCGTTTTCCAATTCTCAATCGGATCTTGTGAGGTGGTTGCAGCGTCCAACCATGCACCCAATCCGCCGTGTTGATCTACTTTGGCGCACAGTGAGTCAAGGTGTTGTGCAAATCGTAATGTTGCTCTGTGCGATCTGCGTGGTTGAGCAATAGGCAATTTCAAGGTTGCTTCATCTGGAACAGTCGGTGTTGGATACAGGCTGAAGGCTTTGAGCGCTGATCCCATGTGGTAATAACCTACAAACAAAAATGTCAGCCACAAACCGCTTTCGCGATCCATTGAGTCAGCAAACCACTCCAACACTGGGTACGTTGGATCCATGTCACGCGATTGAGTCTGCGCTTCGTGGAACAATGCGTAATCAGCCCAAAGGCTCACTTACCCTTGCCACCCAAAACAGGCATAGGTATCTCGCCTTTCAGCGCTCTTGCCATGTTGTCCTCACGTGCTGTCCTGCTTTCGCGCGCTTTGGCTGTTTCAACTGCAAATGTAAAACAATCTTTCATGCCGCGTAGTGCGTAATACACGATTGAATAGCGGTATGAGTCCTCAGCGCTGGGTGTCATAGGTGTTACGCCGTGAACGTATTTGTATCCTGCAAAAAAAGTTACCCAGCCGTCACGACAAGAACAAGTGAAATTGTATTCAGGTAGCGTCAGGTATCCGCCCTTCATCTTTCTGCGGATCACAGGCATTGCAGACCAAGTGGCAAAGTTGAACCCGTCACGATGATAAGGCAATGTTGAGGCTTTATTGACTACTCCAGATGTCCACAACGCGTCATCTGTCATTCTCCACTCGTCAGCCACGTTGTTGTCAGCCAATGCTTTGCGATCTGCCTCATACAATTCAGGCGCAAACTCTTTGTACATCTGCGCAAACTTCTCCGCAAACGCAATCAACACTGCGTGTTCATTTGGTTGTTCATGCGCCAATGAGGTTGCTCTGCAACTCTCGCGCTTCTGAAAGATCTTGCGTGGTGCCATGCCAAATGTACGTGATTGGTTCTTCAAGCCTGTTGATTGGCGAATTGTTGTGCCGTAGTTAATCTTTAATACAGACGCGCGCAGCATTTCTACTTCTTCTTCCATTGGAAAGTAGACAAAAACAATCTCGTCAGTATCCTCATCAACCCAAATCCCTGCTTCAGTGCAGGTTGGTTCGTAATCAGGAACAACAGTACCTACCAGTGCGGTTGCATCTTCAGACGACATAACGCGCTTGATCTTGTGTACGGGTAACTCAGATAAGTTCATACGGGCATTTCCTCTCCACTGCTTCCTCAACCAACTTCAGTATTGCTTCTCCATTACTTACCAATCCGTTTGCCGTGCGATACTCAATCAACGCTTCAACAATCCAAACGTAGATGTCGTTGTGATAGTCCAGCATGAGCATACGTGTTGCTTTGTTGGTGTATCGCTCTGCGTAATCGCTCAGCGTAGGTATGAATTGCGTCCCTGATTGACCGCTTTCTCCGATTTCGAGTGCGGCAAAAAGTGTTTTGTGTTCTAGGCTTGGCAAATCTGCTTCCTGGATCTCAGCCTTCAGGTCATCGTACTCGTCAAACGTGTACCCAGATCCTTCAAGGTTGTTCATGCTATCTAGCAATTCAGCCAGCACCTTGTTGTCGTATTCACCCATGTCTGATGCTCTGTTGTCTATTGCAACAATCTTTGCTGCTGTCACGTTGTCTACGTCTACGTAAACAATGTCAATCGTGTCCCAGCCTAATTGCTTTGCTGCTCGGTAGGTGTGATTGCCTGCAAGGATTTCGTTATTGGTTTTGTTCACCGTGATTGGCTTGTATTGTCCGTACTTAGACAATGACTCAGCAATAAGATCCACGTTGCCCTTGCGCGGGTTTTTAGCGTATTCGTTCAACTCTGATACTTGTGCCTTAATTATCTCCATTGGCATACTCTACGCTCATCTGTAATCTTGCGTCAAGTAGATCATCAATGCTGGCACTCAATAGTTCGCGCTTGCGCCAATCCATGCGGTTGCCGTACTCATCTGTTTTGAGCATCTTTCTGACGTGGGCAATCGCCTCATCTATCTCGGCAATGGTTATGTCCTGCTCAATGATCAACATACGCAGATACTACAATTTATTACGGGGTGCGCGCTTCTTTGTCTCAGGTTGCTCTGCTTGCCATTCCTCTTTAAGCAACACGTCGTAATTCTCAATCATAAACGCAAGATCCTCTTTGCCGCGCATACGCAGTGAGTCTGCAAACAGGTTAAGCGCTTCTTGCACTCTTGGCTTGTTTAATTTCATGCTTGACCCTTCTGGCATCGCCGTAGGCTGTCACGTCATCTTCCAAATAAAACACAGACTTGCCTTGCTTGCTTTTCCACACTAACTGCTTGCGGTACTGCAACTGACGCAGGTGGTTGAGCGTAATGTTCAAACGCTCTGAAACCTCAGCAGCAGACATCCACCCTGGATCTACCATGGCGCTTCTTCAGTCTGTTTAGGTGTGCGAGCGCCAGCCTTGAACACTTTACCGATCTCAGCCACGTTCAACTCCAAGCCTGACTTTTCAGCGCCCTCTTTGGTGTTGTAGGTGCTTGGCTTCCATGATCCCTGTATCAAGACAGTGTCGCCCTTACGGAAATTATCTACAAGCAATTCAGACTTTTCGCCCCATTGCACTGCTCTGAACCAAATTGTTTCGCCGTCAATCCACACTTCACCCTGCTTCACGCGTGGCGTGTAAGCCAAACTGAAACTGACGTATGCCTTGTTGTTTTTAGTAAACTTCAGTTCTGGATCCGTCCCCAGATTACCCTTGATCGTGATGTCCATGATTGCCCCCCTCTAATGTAATTATTGTACCTTCATTTTGTAATAAAACAATTCCGCCGTCTGGGGTGCGCATAGGCACTTCATGAGGCTCTTGCCATGACGCAACCATGTATCCCTGATCCTCAGCCCAAGCGGGGTTTGCGTGAATACTGCCAGTGCTCATGTTGTGGCATGAGTGATGAACGCGGATCAAGTTTGCTGCACTGTCCTTGCCCCCGCGTGACTTCAGTTTGCGGTGGTGCAACGCCATTGTGGCGTGTTCGGGTTTGCCGCACACCTCACAATAGCCTTTCGCGCGTTGCTCCACCAATGCAACTATCTTTGCGTTAATCGTCATCGTCATCATCTTCCCACTCAGCAGGATCTACGCTTGGTATGTCTACTCGCAAAGGTAGTCCAAAAGGTGACGCTTGCGTAATGTACTCAGGATAGTGCGCTTTTGTTATGTACTCGCGTGTCATCAATACCACCCTGTCCCTTTCGCTGCTCTTGCTTGCCAAAACGCCCATGCGTGGCATGGCGTGTCGTACCTGTGCATAATGTATTTGAGTCCACGATCAATTTGCACATGTGGGTGCAGATTTGGGGATAAACCCAGGATCTGGGGTATGCCGCCCGCATTGCGCCCATTGACCTTGATTGGGTTGAAGGCTTTGGGGTTCCACGCTGACTCTTTGCCCCACAATACCGCCAAACATTTGAATTGCTTGGTGTTGCCCCAAATTGCATTGACTTTGTGTTGCGCGTATTGCTTAGGCGCTAACTTGGATACAAAGTCTGTTGGAGCCTGAGCGTGAATTGGGGAAGCAAACACGACACCTACCGCAAATACGGCTGCTACAAGGCTTCGTGTTGTGAACTTCGTGCTAAGCCCTTCTGCCCCAATCGCAGACTTGGATCTTGAATGCACCTCTGATGATGTCCATGTTTTCCCCTTTCGGTTGCTTTCGGACAATGATTATTTTACGCTATTGCAACGCCGTATGGAACTTGAAACACCTTGTTGTGAACCTTGCCATTTGGCTCAACCAGCACCGCTTCACGCTCATACTTGGCAAATCCGTAATCTGTTACGCGCTCATACGCCTTTACTGCGTCCAGCGCATTGTCGTATTGCTTGCTCCATGTCGTAGATCCGTCTGTAACAATTTGTAATAAAAACTGGTCAGGCTCAATCCCTGCAACCTTGTATTCAAACCAGTATTCATTGCTTGGATCTTCAGCCTGATAGATGTTTTTAATCCTTGCTGCATACAACCTTGCCTCATCATCAGTGTTGAAATCTTTGTTGCCTTGTGTCACGATCTTGTTCACTGTGTATTCGTATTCCATTACGCCACCAACTCTCTCATCATGTCGTCTAATGCCTTGTAATCCAAACGAGATCCCAGCCACTTGATGTTGTCGCCTGTGCGATCACTTTCCAAACCTTCGCTAACAATAAATTGCGCGTATGGGCGCTTTTGTTTTGGATTGATCTCCATAAATCTGCAAGCAGCCCTGTATAAACTCTCATCAGATCCCAGCCACAAAGCCACGTTCCATGTCTGGCGGTTCTTCCAACCATTGTATTCAGTCATTGTCACTCCCCTTGAAATCGTCTTTGCACGATGAGCACCACTTGCCCAATGCGTGTTCCTTCTCATTGCTTTCGCAGATCTCGCATAAATCAACCATTTGTCTGCCCTCTCAAACTCATGTCATGCACATCTACGCACTTTGCGCAGATCTGTGAGCGCACTTGCTCACCATTGTCATACTTGTACCAGCGATGCCAAAGTATGCGTGAGTCCTTCCCGCACATCTCACAGGCAATCATGATTGAACCTTTGCCACGTTGATTACGTGACCTTCTATCCCGTACAGACGTACTGCGTCATTGACATCACGCCAAATCTGATCTTTAGCCAAACCAACCAACAATGACTTGCTTGTGGTTGTCTCGCGTCCAATGTATTGCGTCAATTCTGTCTCAATGTCAATCTGGATCTCAACTCTGAACTTGGTCATTACAACACCACGCATTCGGTCATGCCGTCAAAGCACCAGCCAAGAAAGTCTGCTGTTGGCGCGCCAATGCCAACCCACCACACGTTTGTTGCAATCTGCCACAACAACCACAATCCAACAAGAATTGCTACTGCGCGTACGCGCTTGCCACGCTTGGTAATCATTACTTTGCCCCTGTCTTGTAATTGCACTTTGGACATTCTTGATAGCGCTTCCAAGGCTTTGCGCTTATGATCGTATTTGTGTGCATTTGTGTATTGCACTTTGGGCATAGATCGTTCATTTGCCACCCCACATCTGAGACAACTGGCGCGCCGTCATTGGCGCATTGGCTTCAGGTGTCATTGCGTAGCACACTAAGCAAAGGTTGTTGGGGAACATTGCCAACACATCTTCAGTTTTGTTGCAACCAGCGCAAATAAATACTTTGTTGCTCATTAGCAAGCACCCCCTTCAATCAACGCGCAAAACTGATCCAAAGTAATTTTGCCTGTTTGGTACATTTCGCAAAGTGATTGAAACGCGTCGTTGCTCCAAGGCTTGCGTGTAGCAAATTCGCTTGTATTTACTGTCTCTTTTTGATCTAACATTTGTTTGCCTTTCGATCTAGTAGAGTCCGCTCTGAACTCAATAAAGAAATCATGACCTATAAATTACAGAAAGTCTACCGACGCGCCAAACTTTTTTTAATTTTTTTTTATTTTTTTTAACGTTGCCATGTCAATGAGGTGTAGTTAGTTATCAATACAAAGTCACCCGTAGCCTCATCAATCAACTCTTGATAATCGGTTTTGATCCCGTCTAAGAACTCACGCCCAAGAAGGTATGACGGGTAATCCTTGAACCAATACGCCCACTTGTGATCAAAGCGCAATGGTGTCTTGCAGTTGAACCGCGTCTGCTGCAAGATCCACTCCACGCCCCATGCCATTGAAGTAACGTGCAATAACTCAAAGTCGGTCTCATCTAACTTCATGCTGGACTTTCTGCAAACCACTTGTCTGTTTCTTCAACCTGAGCAATAAATGATCCGTCTGACTTGTACGCCAAGATTGAACCCTTATCAGTAATGACGTATCGGTACTCAGTACCCCAATCGTCACCGCCTGCAATTAGAAATGGATCACGCTCAGGATTAAGTTTGCCAATTTGAAGATCCACAACATCAACACCGCCAATGCTTGACCATGATGTAGACATAATTCTGCGCTTGGTCTCAGCCACTCCAAACTGCGCAATGATTGCCTGCAACGCAGGGATCATGTGTTCTGGGTATCCGTCCCAATGACAGTAACGCCCAATCCATTCGTGCGTTGATGTGACTTTGATGTTGGGTTCGATCTCGTAGCCTTCTGAACCCCATACCGCAATGATTGATCTTGTTGCCATGTTATTTGCCTCCTTGTTTGTTGATTGCTTCAATTGTTAAACCAATTGCAATTTGATACTGACGCGATCCACGCTTGTACAATTCTTCAAAGTCATTGTGAGACAACTCGTGTTTTGCGTAGCGAATAGCATCGTATGTGCCGCGTAATTCATCGTTCAAGCCGCAGTAATAAATGTCCTGACGCAGATCTGCTGGAATTGTTGGTGTGCTCATGTTATTCGCCCCCTGTGTATCGATCTGTTACTTGAAATCCTGTTGGAATGTGGCTGTCGCAATAGCGTCCAGCCCAGCCCCCTGCGCAAGTGTCCATTGCATAAACAGTGGCAACGCCACCGCAATTCTCGCAATTCTTTGTCATGTTATGCCCCTCTTTTGATTAGTAGGTTTGGTGCAAACTTCTTAGCGCACTCGTTACCAATCGCGTAGCAACCCATGTATCCAGGATCGCTTGCTTTGTCATACTCAGATCCGTCCTGAAGTCTGATAAAACCGCCTTCAATGATTTCAACTAACCAAGCGTCAGCGCCAACTTTACGTCCACACTGAATGCAATAGTCGTCTTGACCTACGTTTGGTTTTGGATCTGCAAAGTTAGGTTGATCTCCCGCTTGAATTTTTGTTGTATTTACTGTCTTTTTTTGATCTAACATTTTGTGCCCCTTAGATTTAGTAGAAACCTATTTGGTCTCAATAAGATAATCTTCTGGGACAAAACAAAAAAAGTCGAGAGACGCGCCAAATTTTTTTTATTTTTTTTTAATTACTTTTCAACAACTTGGATCTCAACCCCTGGACGTTCGCCGTAGATCTTAATAGCCCTGATTTCAGTAACTTGCGCGTCATCTTTGTACGCCACCGCCGTCAATCCGTCTAATACCGCGCGTATCAACTTATCCAAATCAGGCGGTACTGTTGGCTCGGATCTTGTAACTGTTTTTGGTTTTTGAAAGATAAACACCATTGTCATTGAGATAGGGTGCATTGAAGGTCTTGCGCCAGCGTGTCGTGCTGCAATGGCAATGCTTGCGCGCCATGTCGCTAGGGCTGAGCCTTGCGAATGGAAGATGTGACCATTGACAGCAGACATCGAACCTTGCGGTATAGGTTTGCCGTCAACTCTGAATTGGATCACACGATTATTGTAACCAGCCCTGAAACAATTGCATGTTGGTCGCGTCCCTGCTGATCTGTTACATACAAATCACAAGTGCCAATACGATCAGGCACGTCCACATACTTCACTGTCAATTCTTGGTTATTGATTACAATGTGATCACCCATGTTCAGGTGAATTGGTTGAACAACTGTTGTTTTTGGCAACTGTCACTCCCTTGTTAGGTTACATAAATTGTAATGGTTACAAGGTCTTTTGTCTCAGTAATCTTTTGATTGACTCAGGCATTGGCACTGCCTTGCTTCTCTGGGCTTCTTGTTCTGCAAACCAAGCCTGATTATCGATCTTCTCCCTTTCAGCCCTCAGACGGGCTTCAGTGGCTTCCAATGCCCGCTTCTCGTCAGGGCTCATCTCTCGCGGTGGCAACGGGTCATCTGCCCAGCGTCCAGCGTTCAACCAAGTAGACGGGTGCGCGGTGTATGAAGGGTGTCGGTTAGGATCCTGGGCATACTGCAAAGCGCCAAGTATGACCAAATCGGGATCCTCAGCCTCAACCGCCTTGTCCCAGGCTTTTCTGGCTGATGCCTTTCCCACTTTCAATGGATACACCTTCCAAAACAAATCAAAGGGTGTTTCTTTGGAAGGTTCAGAAGGAAGGTTCATAGGTCGCGAGAGTCGCCCCGTGTCAGGCGTAAGAGTCGCCCCGTCAAGGTTGTCAGCGTCGCCCCGTGGCTTGCGGGTGGTCGTTGCGTCGCCCCGTAGTGTCGCCAAATTGATCGTGTATTTATGGGGTCTGCGATCATCTCGGCACGTCGCAGATCCCCCAGCGCCCTTTTGTAACCAAATGTAACCTTTTGTTACCAATGAATTGACTGAGCGCTGCACTGTCCTGATGCTCACGCTGGCTTTCTTGGCTATCGTGGCTTGACTTGGCCAAGCCTCAGTGCCGTCGTCGCTGGCGTGATCTGCAATGACAAGCAAAACCATTTTCTCAGTCAGGGGTAGTTTGGTCAGCCAAACTTCCGACATAACGCGTATGCTCAATTGCACTCCTAATGTTTTCTAGTGTGATGCCAAACTCGGATAATGACCTAAGCGCCCTTTGCCTTTGCACTGGGTATTTGTCGGGTAGATGAAATGACGCTCTTTCCAATGATGTCATTCCACCCCACACCCCAAATCGTTCATGCTCATAGGCGTATTGGAAACACTGCTTCCACAAAGGACAACGCGCGCAAACCTCTCTCACCGCATTGATGTAGAAATACGCATCAACATTGCGCTCTTCTTCAACGCGGTAAAACAGATCCGTGTACATTCCCCAGCACTCAGCCTGTTGCCAATCTACTTCGTGGTACTTGGGCAACCTACTTCTCCTGTCTGGTCGTAGTACACGCAGTACTTGGCGCAGAAATTTAATGTTTCTTCAGGCGCAGGCGCTGGCTCATTGTTAGCAACAAGTGACTTTACCTGCTCTAACCATGCGATCCCCGCTTCTGCTGTTGGCGCGTCGTAAATCTCTTTGTGAACGCGTATGTCTGCCATTTCGCCGTCACGCGGTATTGCGACCAGTGCAACCTCATTGACCTTGTGACCATTCTGTTCAAGCAACCAGCCGTAAATTTGGACTTGCCAGCGTTGTTGTTGTGACGGGAAGTAGCGCAGTGATTTGACCTTTGTTGTTTTCCAATCCACTACCAACCCAATGTCCTTGATAAATAGATCCACGTGACCTTTGAGATCTCCAGACTTGAACTCACCCTCAATAATAAAGTTGTCACCAAAAGGATCTTCACGCCTGATTGACTTTTCAATCCCAGTGTGGATAAACGTCCCCAAGATTGCAGCAAGTGACTCAGTGTGCGGATTGGTCTCTGGCGTTTGTTTTAACTCGTGATACACGCGCCTGCGACAACCACCAATACTGCTTGGTCCAACTTCAACCTGTTGAGATCTTGACCTGCTTGCATCAAACGCGTTGAGCGATTTAACAAGCATCTCATTCAGATCTATCATCAGTGTCTCCATTGCTCAGTTGAATAATCGCTTCATCTCTTGTGATATTGTGCTTCTTGGCGTATGCCTCAACGTAGGCAAAAAATACTGATTGCCCCAGTGGTGTTTGTTCAAATCCGTCACTCATGATCTGTTCCTATCTTTTGGCAAGTGTCACAACAATCTCTGCAAAGCCCTGCAACATCACAAAACTTTTCAACAAACTGATCGCATGTGTCGCATTGAGCCAAAACGTATGGCGCACTCATGACAACTCCATGCTTGTTCTAACTGATGTGCCAACTGATCTAGCAATGTCCACTTGGGTGCGTATGCGTGATGCGTTAGATCTTGCAGCGCGCACAACTGCCTCAGCAGTCGCCATTTTCATGTGCAAGTCCTCAGCCGACACCAACGCCATGTCTGCTTTATCTGACACAGTTAGTTTCATGTCTTGCTTGCCAGCCAGCGATAGTCTGCCATGAGCCAGCGCCAATTCATACTTGGCTTTGGTTGTGAAATACAACTGCTCTGCTTCAGCAAGATCTTTGTGCGATTGGTCTACCTCTTTGGATAGGTCACGCAGTCGTTGTTCGATCATCTGCGGTGTCACTACTTGGCTCATCAGGTACTACCTCCAATCTTGTTTTCTTTTCTTCAATCAACAATACCTTTGCTGTGTCTGCGCTTATGTCCATTGGATCAGGAAGCATTTGAAACCCTGTTTCTTCCATTGCTTGCGCTAATGCACTCGGTTCTATGTTCAAGCGCTTAGCGGTTTCAGTTATGCCTATTGCGTTGACGTGAACCGCCGTCACCCAGCCTTGCGGTGCTTTGAATTTCTTTTGATTGCTCATTTGTTTAGTAGCCTTTCTAACTCTCGGTTAAGATCTGCCATGCGTACTGTCATTGCTCCAAAAATGTCCTCCAGTGTCATTTCTTCCACCATTGCCTTGCTCATGCCTAACGCCAACGCTAACTGTCCGTAATCGTTGCTTTCCAACGCTTTATTGACCTTTGCTAACATTCCAAGCAATTCGATCTTGTTCATTTCCACACCCACCCAATCACTTCTTTGTTGTCCTCTTCAAGTTTGCACAAAGCCACGCAGTTAAGATAGTCAATGATTGTTTGGCGGTCTACACCCTCAGCCAGATCTATGACCAATGTGAGTTTGCGTTGTGTGCGCTTGGCTAACTCTCTGCCGTTCACGTATTGCGCCACAACATACACTGAGGATCTACCGCGCTTTTCTTTCAGGCGACGCAACAAACCCACCTTGTCCAAAACCGATAATTGACCTGATGCAGTGCCGTGATGCCAATTCATAATTTCTGCTAACTCGAACCATGTCAAGCCACGTTCGCCCTGCGCCCTGACGTGATTGAGAGTTTGAGATTGATTAAGGCTGGTTGCACCAGATCCGTTCCAGCCCATTGAGCCTGCGTATGGAGTAAGTGGCAGTTGCAGTTCGATGTCACTCACTGTCAAACTCAGCCTTCTTTTGATTGACCTTAGATTTCAAGGTCACGCCGTCAATTTCAAGGTCTGCAATGTCCTTGTTGGCGTCCCAAATCGCTTTTAACTCATCAACGCTCACGCTGAGGTTTGCAGATTGAATTGCCAATGACGCTTGCTTCTCGTCAGCAACTGTCCATACCTTCTCTTTGGTTGCAGGCATACGCGGTTCAGCCTTGTATCGCTCAACCTTTTCCATTTCAGATCTGCTTGGACGCTTGCCCTCTGGAGCATCTAGGCAAAGCACTGAATTACTGATTGCGCGCCCTATTGCGCTGGTCTCTCCATTTTCTAGGGCTGAGGTGCGGTTGACGGGTGAAGCACCCACGATTTCCTCAGCGTATCCCGTTGCTACTGGGGTCATGTCGTCGCGGTCAAGATAGATCTCAGCCTTGACGATAAACCTACGTTCATCGTGAAATACCAGATCTGTCATTACTCTGGCTTCTGGATACTTGCCGTATAGCCTGCGTAATCTGAGTTCTACCGTCTCATACGCGTCAAGATCAAACTTACCTGCCATGTTCTTGCCTTCCTTCTGTTTGGGAGCAGTTTTTGCTCTGTCCCCGTAAGTATGACCCATGAATTACAGTTTTTGGGGATTGACCCCTGGCGCGTCGCGAGATTTTTTTTGTAACCAGTGCCAAACTATCGGTATGTCCAAAACACCCGATACCCCGCCAAGCGGCAAGATCGTTATCAGCCTGCACCAGTTATTTGTTGAGGTTGAGCATGAGGCTTCCTATCCAGATCAAATGACAGATCTAAGCAACCGCGTGCTTGAATTGTTCAAAGCAGCGTTAGATCATTGCAAAGAGGTTGGCATGGACATTCGCTCAACAGATCCGTTTATTTACGACGGGGACGATGAAGAAGATGATTAAGAGTCGCGCTCAATCTGCAACTCACCAAAGGTTCGCCCCGCTAATCGTTTTCTGAATTGCGGTATGTTGTTTTGAGGTATGCCTACTTTGTTTGTTGGCAAGGTAATCGCAAGCAAATCTGAGTCTGATTGGTTCATGTATCCCGCGTCCAGTATTGCAGCGTCATCAGGAAACACCTCAGCGTGTCGGTCATTTTCTTTGTCAATCAGGTGATCCTCTTTACCGCCCATACTGAATAGGTACTTAAAGTTGTTAGGACAGCCCTCTGCCAAGACTCTTTTGAACATAGACACTTCTTTGGTATAACAGTAGAAAGTCACCTCTGGAACAAGCCTAGCCAGTTTAAGCCACATCTGTAAGTAGTCCTCTGAAAAAAAATCACCAGCATCGTGAATACGTACGTGCTTGCCCTTCATTTTTGGCTTGGACACTTCTTCAAGCATTTGCGCAAACCAGCCTTGCGGATCTTCAAGTATGTATTCAAGGTTGCGCGTATGCCGTCCCTTAACGTTGCTGAAGTTGTATGTGCCGTTGCGCGCATAACAAACTGTTGCGCAAGCGCCAGCATTGGGACAGGTCTTTATGTTTGTGCCGTTGCTGAGTTTTGCTGCAAGCGCAGGTATGCTCCAGTTATAGATCCCGTCAGGTCGCAATTCACTGTTGGACGACAACAATGTTGCAGGTCTCAATCCAGCCATACTTTGTACACCGCCGTCACTCTGCCCTTGATTGGGTCAATGAAATGTAATCGCTGAGAAGGTGTCGCGCTTGCTGCGAGCATTACGCCTGCGTACCTGTTGTCACTTTCCGTACTACCCGTTTGGTAGACACTACCTTGACCATTCGCCATTGCCCACTCTGAGTGCGTGTGATAGTGACCAATGTAGACATCTCTGAAGTCCCACGGGTAAGATCCTGAGCGCCACTTGTTTGCGTGTTGAACGATTGCACCTGGTGAAGCAAATCCATTTCTGCCAACCTCATCTCCGTGAATAAGCAATGCTCTGTACGCGCCAATTTCAATGCGCTGAATATCCTCTGGACAATCTTGCCACGTCAGCCGTTTCTCCCCCTGAAGCAATTGACGGGCAAGTTCGTAGCACATTCTGTCAAAGTTATCTGAGCGTGGCACGTTGTCGCGCTTGGATCCAATGCGCCCGTGATTACCCCACTCAGCAATGACTGTGACCTTCTCGTAATTTGACAACGCATACCGCACAACATCTACGCACAATCTGGAGACATTGACGTATTGCTCAAACAATGTGGCATCTACCTCAAATGCTTGGGTAGGAAAGTTAAATAAACCCTCAACCATGTCCCCGCCAAAACAGATTGTTACCTCTTTGACAGGGTGATCTGCTCTTTGGATCTCGGTAATGCGCACTGCTTTTTCACAAAACTCCAACACACGCTTGCGCATGATCTCACTGTTGTATGACGTAGTGCGCTTTGCGCCTTGCCAATCCGTCATGTGCCACAAAGCCACCTCACCTTTTGCTTTGCGCTTATCGAGAACAGGCGTAGCAACAGGTTCAATCTTGCCCATTGTCAGCATTGCGTCATAGGCTGCTTGATGTGAGGCTTCAACTAGATCCTGGGTGCGCTCTTTGGATTGACGCAACTGTTTCTGCAACCGCATGAGCGCTTGACGCAACTCTTTCACGTCGGCACTTTCAATCTCAGGCGGCAAATTCTTTAACTGATCTTCAAGGCTCATCTGTCATCGCAATCTCTAAGCCGTGCGCGGTGTAACCCTGTTTGTCTATCCAACTATCCTCATGCGCTGGGTTCACTGAACACCGCACAGACTTGAAGAAATCCATCATCAATGCAACCTGCCATGCCGGTATATCGTCTATACCTAGCAATGCGCCCCAGCCCCTACCGACTTGGGCAAAGTTGATGTGAGCAGATCCGTATTCGCTCTGCCTGTTGTTCAGCACTTCATTTACTTTGGACATTTACACGTGCCTGTTCTATGAGCCAAGATTGCTTCATTGCTTGTCTTGTATCCCTCAGCGCGCAAACAGCGCAGTATTGTCCTTTGCGAGATCCCTTGCGCCCACATTTCTTCAAGGGTTTTTTGATCTTCAGGGGTCATTGAATTTACTGTCAGCATGTACGGGCAAATTTGATTGACAATGGTTTGTTTGTATCGGTCTGCAAGCGTCATAGGGGTTTGCCTCCAATCAAAGCGTAACGCAAAAAGAAACAACCGCCAACATGAGACACGCTGGCGGTTGGATCTATTTGTGCTACTTCTTTTTTGTTGCCTTAGACAATTTATTGATCTTTGTAGTTACCGCGTCAGCAATCAAGCCAAACGCAGGATCAGTTTTGTCAATGCCGCGTATGGCTGGACCAACTACCGCTGCTGCTGTGGCAAACGCGAGTGCGCTAAGATCCTGCACCCCTGCTGCGTATAGCGCGCCAGCAGTGATAGCAAAGTGGCGTAGTGCAGACTTGATCATGTCAATGTGCTTTTGTTCCATTGTTTCCCCCTTATGGACGTGCAACGCCCATGATTAGTGAATAGGCGCGTTTCTTTGTGTACACGCCGTCCCCGTTTGATTGAGATCCCTTAGTGTCGCCTGAAGTATTGCCCTCAATGCACCATAGGAACTTTTTGCCGTCATTCTTGACTACGATGCCAACGTGATCTGCTTGCGCGTCAGCGTCAAATTGAAAAAATGCTATGTCACCTGGTTGAGCCTGACCTACTGGGACAATCTTGCCTTTTTTGGCAAACCACTTCAGCCCAGCGTCGCATGAGGCAAATCCCTTTTTGGTTTGCGCTGCAATCAGGTGGGACAGGTTTGCCTCTTTGAAACACCATGACACAAACATTGCGCACCATGGCTGATTGTTCAGCCCATACCACTTGCCGTACTTTGTATCGTTGTTGCCTGTTTCTTGGTAATTCAATTCATTTTTGGCTGCGTCAATAACAATCATTTGTCGCCTTCCTTCTCTTCAATCGGTTTTGGCTTGGACTTCAATCCGTTAGCAGAAAGTATGCCTGATAGCGTACCAGTAAGAAACACGCACAAGGTTGATACAAGATCTATGAAAGCAGCGTCATTAGGCGCTTGCGCCATAGGTTGAGTCACAAATACCAGCGCGTACAGCATGGCGAATACCGATCCAGCAAATACCACCGCCAACAATATGCCGATTGTAACAATTAGGCGCGCGTGCAATTCTTCAGGCGTAAATTTACGTCTAGCCACTTTGAGTCTCCACATCAGGTAAGAGATCCTTTGTGCACTGACCTATTGCTTCGCATTGAGGTGGCACGCATTCTGCTTTCTCCCAATTCTCAAATTCTTGACAAGGGTAGCGCATGTATCCCTGATACCCGCAACTGGTGAGGCTAAGCGCGATTAAGCAACAGGCGATAAATTTCATCAACCCTATTCTCCAAACGCTTGATTGACTCACCTTGACGTGTTTGTTCGTCCCTCATGCTTGATCCTGAATTGGGTTTTAATTCTGCAAGGTAATACTTAACCAGATGCCTCACGCCCATTGCTGCTGCGCCAAGCAAAGTTGATACGCCTACGCTCAGCCCAATCCATTGTTCAATAGTCATTTTATGTCCAAGTCAGTATGCGTACAGTTCCGTTTGCGTCCACAATCTTTGCTTGATTGGTTGTTATGTTCAACCAAGCGTCACCCTTGCGTGGGCTTATAGGATCTGATGTTACATTAGGAAAGGTGAAGCGTGTTGCAGTTTCAAGCAGCCGTAATCGCCGTTCCAAATCCGAAAACAACACGCGTAGGTCTGGCGGTTGGTTGATGTAAGCCATGAGTGCCTCAGTTCGTAGTTTGAGTTAGGGTCAATGTTACGCGCTCTGGTCCATCTTCACCAGGTTGAACCTCAACGCCAACAATGCGGTAGACCTCATCTAATCCTGCTTGAACCGCCGTGCCCACGCCCGTTGCAGGAAAACGCTCATCTGTGATACGTAATCTTGCGTCGTCGCCTATTGCATAAGATCCGTACACTGGATTAACGTAGGCTGGCACAACAACTCTGATAACAGTAGGCGGGTACGCCACTGCATTGACTTGACCTTCAGCCAACTGAGCAAGATAGGTCGCATCAGTTACGTCTGAATAGTTAGCCTGTTCTTCAAGCAACGCCCAGCCGTCTGTCAAAAATGTTGTGTCTTGAAATGTGGCTTCCAATTTACCTTCATTAGATCCAGCGCCCAGCGCGTACAAAGTGTTTGCCACAAGTGACCCGTCCTCTGGGTATTCGTACTCCACTACGTTGCCAGCGGGAAACTCAAACAATATTGCTTCAGGATCTGTGGCTGAGTAAACAGTGCCTAATCGCGGGTAGCCCAAATTGAGCGTTTTGTTTGGCGTACCAGATCCGCCGTAACTTACGTCAATGTTAAAGTCAAAGCCGTTTTCAGCGCGTGAAAGATCCTGCAATGCTGAAAAATAAGTTTTCTTTTCGTAATTATAGTAAGTCCTGGACACCAACACACCAGATGTCTCAACACCCACTTGAACCCCAATGTTGCCGTAAGCCACACCCTGAGCCAATGAAATCAAGTTTTGCGTGATTGTCAGTTGATCTACGTTGTTAAAGATCTGATCTGAGGTAATTCTACGTTTCTCAAAGTATGACTCAAACTCTCTAGCCTGCAACGACAACACCTGCCCCGCAGATTGGTAACTGCGTGACCAAATAATTCCACCCCACACCAACACCCCGTCACGATCTACGTACACTGCAGATTTACCAGGAATTGTTGCATTGGTTATGTTAAAACCTACTGTGTCAATTCCCGACAAAAGTATGCGACCTTGAAACGTGCCTGCTTGGTTAAGTTGAGATCCAAAAGACACGCCTGTTAGCGGTAACTCAGCAATGATTACATTGGTAAGTAGATCCGCAAACAGGTATCGGTATGTTGTTGTCATACCGCTAGATTACCAGCAGGTTCGCTTCTTCTGCCGTAAGTGGCTTGCCAGCAATTAACTTTGCTTTGGCGCTTGCTTTCAATGTAGCCAGCGCTTCTGCTTCTACTTCTGCCGCTAGGCGGTTTGCTTCTGCCTTTGCCTGTGCCGCTTCATTGGCTGCGATCTCTTCGGCTGTCAATGGGCGCTCTGTGACTTCGCCTGTTTCGCAGTTGATTTCGATTGCTGTTGGTGTTGTCATTGTTGCTCCTTATGAGTTTTTGATGCCGTATAGATAGAAAGATGAAGTAGAAATGAAGTTTCCGCCGCCACCTAAAAACAACACAATTTGGTTAATTGCAGTTGTGCCGCGCCATAGATTAGCGGTTGCTGAAATTGTTGAACTTGTTGAATTGTTTTCTGTAGTGCCAAAAGCAGAGTTAGGCTTATTTGCAGATGATAAATAATCTGGTATATAAATCTCAACACTGCCATAAGTATTACTTGTGTAATCTGTTCCAGTGATTGCGTTCAAAACGCGGTTAGTTGCTTGCGTGGCAAATCTACCTGATGATGCAGCACTTCCATCACCTTGCACATAGGTTTGAGAATAGTTAGTCGTTGTATCTGTATTGAAAGTAAAGCCCAAGTTTTTAGGGCCTGTGGTATCTGCTCTTGCGCTAATCCTCAACACCAAATCTGTATAAGTACTCGGAATAGCAGAGAAGGTAACAGATGCAGCAGAACTGCTAAGTACATTGGATGAAATGAGTGTGTAGGTACTAGGCATTTTTTATCCCATACAGAGTAGCGGTTGTGCCGATGTTAAAGTTTGGATCTCCCGCAAGAATTGTTATAGAAGTAATGGCAGCGGTGTTACGCCATAGACCTACCGCTCTAGTTAATGTGCTCAATGTGTTTCCAGTATTAAGATCAGATGAGCTGGTAGTCAAAACAGTCTTGTAAGTTGAGCCAGCGTAAGAAAATACATCTGCTGTCATGATACCTACAATGCTTGTTCCTGCAACATTGTCAGGTATTGCACCTGCATAAATTGAAGTCGCACTAGTGTCAAGACTGCTAGTCGCGGACGCACCATTACCATAAAGGTATGTATCGCTGTAATTTGCACCAGTATCTGAATTAAATCGCAGTCTTATTGCACCAGTATTGAGAGAAGTAAAAGTTGAGTATCCAACAAATAGCAATCTCAAATCTGTATAAGTGGCAGGAATACTAGAAAGTGTAATTGAGGCTGCTGCTGTACCTAAAGTAGTGGTAGCGATTGGCTCGTATGTTGCTGGCATTTACGCTCCCTTAATTCCATATAGTGCAAAGGTTGTTCCAGATGCAAAGTTTTGCCCAGAAGTGTTTGCAAAGGTAATACTACTAATTGCTGTAGTCGCTCCATTTTTACCTGACCATAACTGTATTTCATCACCATTGCCACTTGTATTATCATTTGTTCCACTTAAAGCACAAATAGTTTTTACCTTTGTAGTTGATGCATAGTCGTGTATGTCAATAATGCCAACACCAAAAATGTCAGTTACTGGTGCAGTAAGATTATCCATTACGAAAATTCCATTAGTTGCTCCACCTGAACTTCCAGCAGCAGCGGCAGTACCTACTCCAATTAGATAGTGATACCAATAAGTGTTAGTAGTAATTCCGTTCATTTGCATCCTAATTGCACCACCGCTTGAAGCAGGTTTTGACATAAATCTAATTTGCAATGATGAATAGGTGCTTGGGATAGAACTAAAAGTTAGCGTTGCAGAAGAACCCGCACTCGTAGCAGTAGCAATAGACTCAAATGCTGGCCCTGCCGCTGCACCAAAAGAGCGATAGCCGTATGCAGATGAATTTGCGAGTGTTTGAAGAATTGGCGACATTATGCAAACTTCGTCTGTGTCTCAAGAACTGTGTAGGTCGGTGTCGCTGCTGTCTTGATGATTGTGAATACATAGGCATCAATGGCTGTCGCATTTCCTGCCGCAATTGCTGCTGGCACCTTTGGGGTAACAGTAGTGCCGTCAATTTGAATTACATTTGGATAGTACGCGGTTGCACCATTTGTATTGAGCCATACAAGCGTGATCGCATCTCCCACTGGTAAAGCAGTGTTCAAAGATACGCTTGAACTGTACCTAAAGTTGAGAGTGTGATTTGCGGTAGCGTTTGAGGTGTAATACCAAACTGAAGCAGTAGATACATCAAAGTTGATTGTGCCTGTTGCGGCTGAAGCAACAACATTGACATCTTCCTCTGTGCCTTTAACTATTGAGTCAGTCAAAATACCGCCCGAAATTGTTGGCGCAGTTCCAAATACATTTGCGCCTGATCCAGTTTCATCAGTTAAAGCAGCAGCAAGATTGGCTGAGGTTGGTGTGCCAAGAAACGTTGCCACGCCTGATCCAAATGATGTAATACCTGTGCCGCCGTTTGCTACTGCAACTGGCGTTGTTAGCGCAACGTTTGGGATTGGACCAGTGCCGCTTGTGACAGTAATTCCTGTTCCAGCAGCAACTTCAGTTAGATCTCCAACAGGCAAATTTGTAGTCACACTAACGCGAGTGTCGGTAATGTTTGCATTGAGAATTGAAGTTGCACCAGCAGCAACAGCGATAGTCGCAAGTGAAATTGAGTTTGTTGGCGTGGCTGGCGCAGTTGGAGATCCAGCAGGCGTACCTGCAACAACAGTAAAAGTCACGTTGTTGGTTGCGCCTGTGTAATAAGAGTCATTGACAGTAACAACAACGCGGTCAATTCTAGGGTTCGTGGGATCGGCAGTAGTCACAGATAACTGCGTTGCAGCGTCATTGTAGAATTGGTACACGCCCATATTCGCTTGATAATTACCGACAATAGCGCCCCAGCCTGCTGCAACTTGAACAGCCAGTCCTGGTGCCGCAGGTTGAGTGACAGCCAAAGAAGATGTGCCAATAATGCCTGTTGTGGCAATAATACTTTGCATGGATAGGCGGTCATTTTCGGCAGGGTGGGATCCGTTTTGTAACCAACTCGGTGGTGTGCGTAATGCCATTGCTCTCTCCTAAATGTATGCGTTGTACCACGCGACAGTTGCCGCAGTGAGCCCAACAGTGGTAAAAGATCCTGTCAAATAATACTGCGAAGTGCCTGGCGGTGCATTAAACCAAGTTCCACTTGAAAGTAAATTACGAGCAGACACCCCGTTGAGCGTAATCAGTTTATTGTATAAATCAATAACCAGACTGTCCGTGTTGGCAAAAGTGCCTGACAAATTAAGGTATTGACCTGTTGTGACATTACCCAGTGTAGGGTTGGTGATTGGTCCATTAAGCGTGATTGTTGGGTAAGTCGTAGCCCAACCCGAATTTACTACATTTGTAGTAGTTGCATAAGATCCTGAGCCGTAGACAATATTGTATGTGCGGTTGTAGGTGCGCCCTGGCGGATCAGACACGACCATTGCAGCAGTTTGCAGCGTTGAGTCATAATAATTTGGATCAGGGCAAAAAAACTCAACCTGAGATGTAATCATGCCGTAGGTGTAATTTGGATCTACCGACGTGCGCAAAACTCGAACACGTGCATTGACAAACTGTTCCCCTGAAGGTGGCAAGATAAAGTAAAGCGGTGTTGTGCCTGAAGTTTGAGGCAGCAATTTGGCTTGAATTGTGTTGAAGTTGGTCTGCGCTGAGGTTGCACCCGCGCCAAAGGTTTGAAAAGTGATTGAAATTGTGCGACCACCCAGAAAGTCGCGCCCTGAGAACATTCCGTCAGCGTATCCACGATTGTCGTCTTGATTTCTAATCCCAGGCAGACCTTCTAAGCCGTCCACAGACAAGATCTGATAGGGAGATCCAGCGCCACCAAAGGTCAAACCATTGAACGAAAATGAATAACTATTCGTGATAACAGGCATTATCTATCCCTTGATCCCACTGTTTTGTAACTTGGAGTATAACCGCCTGATGTGCCAAATTTAATTGCGGCAAGGGTCTGCGCTGAGATCTCGGTTGCGCTGGCTGTTGGGTAAGAGATGTTTTGCGTGAGGTTGAAACCTGACGCAGCGTTGATCCCTGCAATGGTATTTGTATTGACGCTTGGCGTGAAAGGTGCTGGTGCGGGCAAGACAGGCGTGTAAACAGGCGCATTTTTTAATGCGTTGATTGCAGCCTGCTTTGCGCCTAACTCGGTCAGGGTTGCTGCTAACTCTTTTAACTTTTCTTTCAGATCGTCAATGCGCTCTTGGGTGTCTTTGGCAATGCGATCTAGCGCCTCATTGTAAGTTTTCTGCACGTCAGCAAGAGTCTCGGTGAGAGTCTTTGAAGCATCAGCCAACGCCTCAGCAAGAGTCTTTTTTGCCTCAGCCACAGACTCTTTGTAATCTTTGTCTGCTTCAGCCAACGCATCTTTAAGATCTTTTGCTGCTTCAGCAAATCTTTCATCTCGGTTAGTTTTTGCCTCAGCCATTGCGTCGCTGTAATCTGAGTTTGCCTCAGCCAGCGCCTTGGTTAGATCTTCATTGATCTCAGCAATAGATGTCTGAAGATCTATTGCCACTTGGTTGTACGCATCGCGCAATTCTTGTGTTGCTAGATTTGCGCCAGTGTTCATTGACTTGGCTAACGCGTCCAGCCCGTAGTTAGACGTGTTCTCCATGTCATTAAAGGTTGCTTTTAATTCTGCAATGGACTCTGGAGATGAGTTAAGAATTGACTCAGCAAGTGAGTTACCTACCTCTGGACCAGCAGACACCACTTGCTCAATGAAAGTCTGTGAGAAACCATTGGCTTGCAGAAATGCTGCGTTTTCGGCAAGGTTCTTTGCTGCGTTCAACTTTGCTTTGAGATCCGACAATAAGGCTTCTGTTGATTTGCCCCCGCCAAACGCCTCAGCAATGTTAAATCCAGTTTTGGACGCAAACGCACTGCGCAGACGATCTACTGACTTTTGAATAATGTCTTGTTGTTTGTCAGCAGCCTTCTTGGTTAGATCAGCAGCCTTGTCAGCAGCCTTTGCACGTAGGTCGGTCAGACTATCTTGCAGTTTTTGTTCAAGATCTTTTGTGCGCTTGGCGTACTCTTTGTTGGCGTTGTCTAACTGCTCTTTGTTGCGTTCGTACGCCTTTGCTGTACGTTCAAGCAATGCCTTATCTGCTGACTCAATAGACTCGTCGTATTGTTTTTTGGATTTTGCCACTGACTCGCTGTATCGCTTGTTTGCTTCAGCCGTTGCTTCATCGCGTCTCTTGGTCGCCTCAGCAACCTTCTCTTGTGAGTCTGCAATGACTTTGTTCATGTCCTTGTAGACTTTTGCAACATCTTTCAAGGTTTTTTTAATTTCTTCAGCCTTCTTTTTGGCATCAGCAGCATTTGTCGTAGTGGTGGTTGTAGCACTAGTGGTTGCACCGCCAGTCACGCCAGCACTGCCAGTGGTCATGGATACGTTGCCCATGCCTTTGAAGTTTGATTTGAGGTCAGAAAGGTTTTTGCTTGTGATTGCGATCTTGTCTGCTGCGCTTTGCGCCCCGTCAGCAATTCCTTTTGCCCAGCCCATGCCTGGAACTTTGGAGATCAATCCAGCAAATTTACCAATACCTGAAACCAGTTTGGAGAACCCGTCCAAGATCATCTGAACGCCTTTAATGACAATGCTTCTGAACGTCTCAGACTTTTTCCAAGCGTAAACAAAGCCTGCTGCAAGCAAAGCAAGCGCAGTAACGATCAAGCCAATAGGGTTGGCTCGCATCGCATTGTTGAGTAAGAAGATAGCAACTTTGAGGTTGAATGCTGCTAACTGAGCAATGGTAAAACCTGCTGCTTGCGCCTTGACAATTGATGTATAAACTGCTGTCACTATACCTGTGGCAATCATTACGCCTTTGTACACTAGAAATGCTGCGGTTCCAGCGGCAACAAGTATTGCAAGCATTTTGATTGCGTCTGCATTGTCCTTGAAGTATTTTGTGATTGCCGTAATAACTGGCACAAGCAATTTCAACACTGCAAGGATTGCCTTGAACGCTGGCATAAGGATCTCGCCAATAGCCACCTTGGCGTTTTCAAACTCTGCTGCCAAAGATTTCATTGTGTTTGCAGTGCCGTCAGCAGTTCGCGCGTAGTCGCCTTGCGCCAGTGAAGTCTGTTCCATAACCAACGCATAAGTAACTTGTGCCTTGATCGCTGGATCCATGACACCCTTGATTTCACCAAAGCCCATAGCCATTGCTTTGTTCTTCAAGGTCACTTCATTGAGTGCCACGCCAAATCGTTTCAATGGCTCAGTCTCGCCCGACAAACCTGAGCGCAATGCGTTTAACGCGTCGTCAATAGATGTGTTGTTAAATGATGCAAGGTCTGCTGCTAGTTGAACCAGGCTTGTAGACATCTCTGTTGCGGCAGGTCGTCCCACACCCAGCGCTTGAAATAGATTGCCGTATGTTCCTGCTGCCTCTAACGCTTTTTGAGATCCGATACCTAACGCACTGGCAGACTTTTCGCCAAACTCCATTACGCTTGCTGCGTTTTCTCCAAACACAACATTAACTTTTGATACAGACTCAGCCATGCTTGAAGCAGCCATGATTACATCTTTACCAAATTGAACAACCTGAGTTGCAGCAAACGCAACACCGACTGTTGCTGCCATTTTCTTTGCAGAACTAATCATGTTTTGCATACCAGTATTGGCGGTAGCAACAGTGCTATCCATGCCCTTGATGCTTGATTGAGCCTGAGCCAAACCAGCCTTCAGTTGAGATACGTCTGCGGCGATTTGCACCATAATTGGCGGGATTGCGTTGCTCATGCTATCCCTTCACTGCTTTAAGAAATGCTGCTGTGAAGATCCTATTCAATGATCCGTTCATGATCAGTTGAATAGCAGCAGGCGTTAGGTAAGGGTATTTTACTCCACTCTTCCATTTTGGTGAGCCTAATTCAACTGCCCTTGCGTACTCGGTGCTTGCGCCAACAACCGCAACGTAGTTGCCAAATCCGTATTTAACATCAGTGCGTATAGATCTGCGCAAAGCGCCTGTGACTACGTTTGGTCCAGGTCCACTCCCTGAGATACGTGGTGTGCCTCTTTTGTGAGTGCCTGTGTTGGCGTTGATTTGCGCTTGGCGCTGGATCGCAAAACCCGCAGTGGCAATTGCAGTTTGTGCAGCGTTCTCTAATCTGTCCTCTTGAACCTCTAAGCCCGCAAGCACGTCAGCAAGATTGCGTATGACTACTGCACCCATTACTCACTTGCCCTTTCTGCTTTTGCGCTCTCTACTATTGCAGCGATTGAAATGAGCCAATCAGCCGTACCAGCAGGTAACTCATCTACTTGATCTGGTGTCCAACCAAACCGATCCGCAAATTGAAAGTAGTACCACTGCTCATCAGGATAAACAAAGTCATCGTGCCTTTGTCCACCCTTGACAATCCACTTTAAGCGTTCAAGTTGTCGGTAAGGGCTTTTGGGTCTGCCTCAGTCTCATCTGTTTTACCCAACTTTGGGAACAGTGACTTTTGCGCTTCCTTTGTTTCTTCAACAAGAAAGTCGTAATCTTCCATTGTGAGTTCGCCCAGTGTGTCTACCTTAACTGACGGGATCAGCAAATCAAATGACCAGTCCTCAATCAGCATTGCCAATAACGCATCTGTCAGCGCCATAGCCTTAGATAGATCCCCGCCCTCAGCCTCATCTGTCACGCGCATAACGCGCTTGCGATCCTTAACGCGCAGTGCGTTAGGATCTTTGAAGTTGACTGTTGCGCCAGAAGGTAATGTTACTTTTTTTGCCATTTCCTGCCTCCATGTTTGTTTGCCTTCCTGAAATCATACTAGATAGGGCATTGGGGTGCGGGATCGCGGGAAGGCACTCGCAATCAACCTGACCACCCCAATGCTTGGATCTATTAAATGTAAGTACCTGATGCTTTCGCGTTCTGAAGTACCCACTTGATGTTTCCAAATCCACCGCTTGCTCCAGCGTCAGTGGTATTACCCTGTGCGTTGAGGTCAATGGAGACTTGTACGTAATCTTGTCCACGCTCAACCACTGCTGCTGTGTAAGCACCCTTTGTGATTGTTGCTTGGATCTGAGTCAATGTTGCACCTGTTCCCAGTTGCCAGTTCAACGTGATTGCTGGCTGAGTGTTGTTGAGGAAACGTGTAAGTTCGGTGTTATCTTCCATAGCAAAAGTAAATTTGCCTGTTGTCTCCACTGCGCCCACAAACACTGAGTAAGGATCTTGCGTGTTTGAGATGCCGTAGACAGGTGTGACTGGACGCTTCATGTCAATGTTACCTGACACTGTGTTGCTCACTGTTGAACCGCCGATTGAAACAGTACCGCGCCAAACTGGAGTTGGAAGCACTGTGCTAAAAGTAGGTGTCGGTGTTGCCGCTGAGGCTGAAGCAAATCCAGTTGTCTTTGCGTCGTACTCCAACAACCCGTCAGCATTGAACTTCAATGAGAAATCAGTGAATTGCAAACCAGGATAGGCGCGAACCGCTGCTGCATAGAAATCAGTGATTGTGTATGAGAGTGGCTGAGCGTCTGCTGCTGCTGTGAGGCTGTTCTTCAATGAGATTGTGTGCGTGTAAGGTGCTGAAGCGCCTGTTGTTGCGCAAGCGCCCAAGATACCTGTTAGCGCGTAACCAATGCCGTCAGGAAACCCTGCTGAACTGAAATCAAAGGTTGAGCGTGTGCGACCAGGAATGTAGTTGTAACTGTCTACCAAAGACCCACGTAGTCCCTTATCGTATAAAGGATCAATCACGTCTGCTGGCTTGACGCTATCGCCCATTACCAATAGATAATCAGTTGGTGCAACTGGTGTGCCCTTTGTTGTCTCTTTTGCGATACCTATAAAACTGCGTACGCTATTTTGTACTGCCATTTATTCACTCTCCTAATGTTGTGTCTGACGCGGCAGACGTTGCTGGTGGTACTGGATTTGCTTTGTGTGCGCCTGCTGGTACAACATTAGGCACGTCTAAGTTATCAGGTGCTTCAAATTCTTCACCTGGCTTCACGATGATCCCCAAGGTAGGGAACACGCGTGAGTCTGTTCCATTGTACTTGTACTTCATTTGTTCTCCCTATGCGTTGATCATTTCCGTGACTTCAAATTCTACCTCAGCATACGTTTCCGTCATGCCTTCTTCAGCCGTTGAGGGTTCGCCGTAACGCGTTGTGATCGCTGGTTCTGCGCCTTGCCAAACCAATGTTCCATTTGTGTCCCCAAATCGGTGATCTGAGCGCAGACGTGTTTTGATGTTGTCAATCAACGTGTCAAAGTCCGTCATTGCATCTTCAGCGTTGCGAACAAATGAGTGCTGGTAGATCTGAAGAATGACTGTGTAATCAATCCGCTTGATGCCGTTGGTTGCACCACCGATAGCAATGCGGCTCTCTCTTTCGCCAGCAATAAAGATGATTGCAGCAGCGCGCGAACTGACCCCTGGGGTGGTATTGACGTTGAAATCAATGCGCTTGGGAAATGAGGTGAAGATCTGATTGAGTGTGGCGATTGGTGGCGTGGATAAGAATGTGTACAGCGTCGCGCGTACCCCTGTGCGCCCTGCCATTATCGTATCCTGCGGTAAAGGTTCACCATGTCCAGCGCTAGGCGTAGATCATTGCCGTACCTTGCTTCGCCTGTGATCTCACTACCCTGAGCGCGAGAGGTAATGCTCATTGTGTTTGACTTGTCACCTCTAATGCGCAAGAAAGCGGTTGTAACCAGGATTGCAGCCTGTTTTATCGCATTAGGTAGGTCGCCTATGGCTACACCCGCTGCGTGCGTAGAAACCAGCGCTGAGGTCAAAGGAACAGTGGTAGATCCGTAAGTGTAAGTTGAAGCAACTGTCACTGTCTCGGTCAAAGATCCGTCAAAGATCCTCAATGTCTGTCCAGCCACAATACCCAAACCGCTTCTGACTGTGAGTGAAGTCTGAGTTGCGGTAGCCGTAGCAATAGTTGTATTGACGTATCCCGCAACGTATGTGTACTTGGTAAATAATTGTTGGCGCGGTGTCCAGCCCCCAAAGCCCAGTGGACCAGCGCTGGAGTAGGTGGTAGACATCTGACCCAATGGGATCAAAATTTGTTGAGGCTCAAAGTAGGCTAATGAAGGATCTGGCAAAGTCTGCATACTGTTGGGATCGCCCCCGTACATAAATGACTCCAGCGCAATGACTGGGTTATTGTTTGGGTGCAATGCAAGATAGCCTTGTGTGTTTATTCTTACGCGCTGGGTTTCTGTAATTCTTGATGCAACAAGGTTCTGATTGAGGTATTCGTCCATGTATGACGATGCTCGCAAAATGACGTTTGCCAATTCTGCGTCCTGAGCAGCCTGATTACCGCCAACAACTAGATTATTGATGTCCAGTGAGGTAGGCGCGTTCTTGAATTCTGCAACTGTCAAATATGACTGTTCAATGAACGTATCAGGGGTAATACCTGTTGTCATTTTACTCCCCGTCTCTTTGCGGTTCTCCGTTTGTGTGACCGCAACGCGAACACAATCTGAACCAAGATCCAAAACCACATTCTACGCAAGTAAATCCACGTGCGTTGTCGTTTGAGGTGTATGGATTTAATGCTGCCTCAAAGTATCCTTCAGCCTTCATTGCTCTTGCTGCACTGGCGCTGTCTACGTTATAGATCCCGCCACGATCAGGCTTGTATAAACGCCCGTTCACTTCTGTTTCTTTAACACCCTTGTCAGGTGCTACCAATCTTGCCATGTTTGCCCTCTCAATTTGATTAGGGGACAGTGTCCTTGCGAACACTGCCCCCTTCTCTTATGCCTGTGTACTAGGTGTAACAATCACTGCTACTGATACATCATCACGTCCGTGAGTCTGATCAGGTGCGTGACAACCGCATTCCAAACACATTATGCAGACACAATTCCTGATACTGCGCCGTTCCATGCTGGAGCAGTACAGAAGAATGTGCCACGGAAATATGTTGAGAATTCGTATGCGAACTGAGTTACTGGCCACTGGATACCCATGTAGTCCTGTACCAAGAAGTTCGCCCATACGTCAGATACCTCTGTGTCTGGGATTGGAAGTGTGAACGATAGAACAGGTGATACGCCTGGGTTGAGCCATGGGTGAACCATGATGTCAACTGACTTACCTGTTACTTCGTTCTGGAGACCAGTCACGATAGATCCGTAAGTGGTTCCAGATGTTCCTGGGTTATCAATCGTCAAACGATAGTTAGCAGTTGAGCCAGACTTGATCGCATCTGATAGTTGCTTACGATCATTGCCGTTCATTAGAACAACGTCTGGATCAGCCTTAACGTTCTGGTACAAGTTAGCAAATACAGTCTGATACTCAACACCTGGGTTAGATGTTGAGAATGTGCTGTTGATTGCGTTGTTGAAACCTGAGTTTGGTCCAAGCACTGTTGGCAAAATGCCGTCGTAGCCTGTTGCATACGCAGATGTATCAGCAGTTGCACGTGAAGCAGCAGCGCCAGTTGTTGAGAATGCAAAGTTGTTAGCCAATAGTGAAGTTGCGCTTGCACCATTGATAACTGCCTTTAAAGCACCTCTTACTGTTCCCTGATACTTCAAGTTAGCAAGACCAGTCGTGGTTCCAACATAAATGTTGTAACCAAGTGCGCCTGTAACTGCTGGGAATGTGATTTCAAGAACATCGCCAGAAACAACAGTCTCAGTTCCAATTGCAGAAGCAATTGACTCACCAAAACCATTGACTGAGATACCTGCGTCAGCAGTAACCGCTACATAGTAAGTGCCTGAAGCAAGTGCAGTTTGACCTGTTGCTGCAACTGGAGAAGCAGTTACAACGCTAGTTACCTGAGCAAGTGCGCCTGAGTAACCTGATGCTGTACCGCGCGCCATAAGCATCATGCGCTCTTCCATAAGCATTGTTGCGTATAGAGTTGA